ATTTACCAAATTATGTAACTCGCCATGGCTCGCTCCGATGACAGAGTGAATCATTACTCGACAGTTTTTGGAAATTTTGCGCTTGCCTTTTGTTCCAGCGGCTAGTAACAGAACGCCCGCAGACATCACCTTCCCGACCCCGAAGGTATGCACCTCGGTGTCTTCCATAATCACACGCATGATATCGTACAACGTCATCATAGCATCCGCAGAACCTCCGTAAGTAGAAATAATAAATTCAATGGGTTTCTTTTCTTCTTCCTCATCTGTCGCTAAATTTATAGCGTTCAAATAATATAAACCCTGAATAAGATCCGCTAGCTTATCTTCGGTAATATCGCTCAATAATCCGATTACCCGCATATCGGGTTCTGATTGTGCAGGGGCTATTAACATCACCTGCTCCGTTTCTTCTTCCTCTTTTTCTGTTTCTGTTAATAGGTTTTTTTTAACTGTCATTGTGTTCCTCAAGTAAAAATTTAAATACAGTCTCCTTGTTGTCATCAAGATATTTCATAGCTGTTTTCCAATCATTAAATTCCAACAAATCTTTAAAATGAGAAGAATGATAATTTACAATAGCTTTAATCCCTTTAAATTTAAAGGCGTCCACTTCTTGATCAAATGTTTTAACAAAAGCGTTAATATTGTGTTCGCTTTCGTCATTTTGTTTCATTATATGTAATCTCGTATTCTTTGCATATACAAAATGTTCGAGAGACTTAGAAAAGATGAGGAGAGATATCAATTGAGTAATACGTATCAGATTAATACTCGTCCGCGTAGCACTAAGAAAATAAAACGTTTTACATGTGATGTATCCAAATATAAATACTAGGACGTACAACAACCAGTTCAAGGATGCCTCCAAAAAAATAACCACCAGAGGTTATCCAGTGGTTAATATAACATAATAATTTGTTTTAGTCAAGAGGATTTTGATGTAATACGATTAAAAATTCTTTCAGTGAGGTCAATGGCTAGCTTCTCATTCTTGTTCTCTTGCATAAGACGGCTAGCAACTCGGCGCGCAACTTTGTTAACTAAGGCTTCTTGATACCTTATATTGCCGGGCACGGGCTCTTCTTCAACATCCATCGCCATCACGTCTTCGCCACCTTCGGGGCCCATATCCATTTCGACGGATCCCATCTCTACATCTTCTTCTGGGCTGGGCTCCATCTCTGGGGCGCCTTCATCTCCCGGGACTTCTTCTACCGACACTTTGTCTTCCATGCCAAAGGCTTTTGCAACGGCCAACACAGCATCAATCATCTTTTCTTCTAGCTCGGGGTCAACTTCGCCTCCCAACTCCTCTTCGCCTCCAAGATCATCCATGGGCTCGTCTTCCAATGCATCGAGATCTGCCCCTTCTTCATCGGCGAATTCATCCTCGGCGCCCAAATCGGCTTCAAGTTCTGCTTCTTCATCTACCTCGTCCAAATACGAAATCTCTTCGAGTCGTTTCGCTCCCACTTGACCCATATTGGCCAGCTTCATGAAGCGGCGTACCTCCGATTCAGTTAAAAGATTTTTGCGCGCCATTAGAATTCTCCTTAAAATATAGTAATTCAAGAATAAATAGTAATGATTATCGTTAAATACCTAAAAAAGTATATCTCTTACCCCTGATCTCTTTTTTAATTTTTCTAATGCTCTCGATTCTAATTGTTTAACTCTCGCAAAAGAAATGCCTAGGCGCTCTGCTACTTGCCTCAACGTCATGGAGCCGTGTTCGTATATTGATATCAGCGAACAGTTGTATTCTTCTTTGTAGTCGATCCATAAACGACATTCTTTATTCTCACACTCAATGTTTTCATCCATACAATGTCGAGAACATTTTAATAAACCGTCCTTCATAGATCTGGGAATTCCTGTTCTAGTACGTCAAAAATGTTTTCTACTTCGCCGGAGGATAAGGCAAAATCCTTAAGCACTTCTTTCCCTTTTTGTCGCATCTTTTGTGATTTTATTTTATGCTTTTTACGGCTTCGTAGCTCGTCTACCAACACTTGAATTCTTTCGTCATTTTCTATGTACGCTGTAATAAGATGACGAAAAAAGGCAGATTGCGTAAGGCCGTCATGTTTTAATTTTAGAATAAGGTTAGCATGGCGGTGATCATTTTCAGTAAACACAATGCGCTTAGTAAGCTTGCCATAATCGATCTCGTTAGACATCACCATTGCCTCGCTGTAATATGCGTCTGACTTTCTCTCAGACTGGATGATGTTTGTTTGACAAACGTGGCCTTAGCCTGAAACTCCGCCAGGGTGCGCGCGCCACTATAAGAAAAGCCTGATCGGATCCCTCTTTCCAGATCCTTTAAAATCGGCTGTATAGACCCCCTATAGGGAACGCGCGCTGACACGCCTTCAAAAGATGAATAGCGCCCACGCCACCTTATCTGGGCTTCTTTGCTGGCCATGCCTCGATAAGTTTTCCAATGTGTCCCGTCAGCCTCTTCAAAAATTTGTCCCGGCGTTTCATCCGTACCGGCAAATAAAGATCCGCACATTACGGCATCGGCGCCCGCCGCTAACGCTTTTACAATATCGCCGGCGTTCTTAATACCTCCGTCCGCAATGACTTGCACATCTCTATTGGTTTTTGCGCAATCCAAAATAGTTTGAAACCCGGCAATCCCATGGCCTGTCTGTATCCGCGTGGAACAAATAGAACCACCACCAATATTACAGCGTACGCTATCCGCACCCCAATCAGCTAAATCATTAATCCCCTGCAGTGTCGCGACATTGCCGGCCATGATATGTATGTAAGAGCTAAACTTTTTACGTAACTCTTTTAGGGCCTCTTTCATTACAATATGATGACCATGTGCCACGTCCAGGCAAACAAAACTTACATGCGCCTCCTTCAGGGCCATGGCCCGTTCTAAATAATCTCCTGTAATTCCAATTGCCCCTCCAATAAGGGGGGCCGGGTTATTAGAAAGGTTTCGCGCTATATTAATTTGTTGAACTTGGTCTTCGATAATATTATATCGATGTACTACTGTTGTGCCGCCATAATTTGACATACTTGCGGCCATGCGATGTTCCGAAATTGTATCCATGGGGGACGCAATCAAGGGCAGTCCTAACTTCATCTCTCCTAATCGCGAGGAGATGTCTACATCATCGCGAGAACGAATATCAGAATATTGGGGGATCAACAACACATCGTCATATGATAAACATTCTTTCATTTGTTCGAATCCTTTATCTTTTGCTTCTCCAGAGAAGCTTTATAAGTGGGAGACATTTCGGGCGTTACACTAGGAATGTCGGCAGGATTAAGGGGAGGTTGTGGAGGTGCTTTGGGCACAAAGTAGTTCTGTAAAGCTTTCATGGCATCCTCACACTCAGATAGCTTTTGGGCCTGATGTACAATTTCTGTTACATAATCGGTATGGTTGGAAATGGCAACTGGGTTATTTAAAAGCACTTCAATGGTTGCCAGTGCTGCGGTGGCCTCCGCTTGTAATTTCAACACGGCGCCGTTTAGTAAAGTTTGTGACATTATTTCTCCTTTTCAATAAACTCTATAATCTTGGCCGGATCATACCACATGTTTTCATATGGTTTTTCCGGGTCTTTCAATACTCGAATTCGTGGCTTTAATCCCCCTGTTTTTATCAGGGAGATGGTTGGCACCCCACTAAAATTTAACAATTTTTCGGCGTCGGGATAATCGCCAATGTTAAATGCAAAAAAGTAGATATCGTCATAGTCGGAAGCGATTTGTGCATATTTATCTTTTAAATTATGGCACAAAGGACACGAATTAGAATAAAACTTCACCACACATGTAGCTTCCTCGGTTAATCGCCCGCTCAATATTTTTTGAAGGGCTTTTTTAGATAACCTACTGACGTTCATTAATTTTCTCCTGGGTAGTTTTTATACAATCAGGGCAAAACAGTCTCACGGTGCCGGGGTCTATTCTCACCACTACTGACCATGATAATACCATATCTCGGTCGGTCTTGTCAAAGGCTTTTTGACAAATATTACACATCTCCGGAAGTTGGCCAAACAAGCTAGTTTGCGATGCCAATCGTTGTTCTGCCGGGGTAGCCTTTTTAAGCGCTCTGCGCTGTTTTCGATTCATTACCGTTCCATCGTAAAGATACAAGGATAAAGGTGTTGAATATAAGAGGGGTTGTAATCAAACACTACAACTGCTGACGGAAATGGCGCAGCATTCTTGGAGTCGCCAAACTTTAGTCGGCCCTTGATAAAATGTATCTCTCGACTCTTCATCACATAGTTGTGCCAATATTTTGT